GGACGGTCACAGCTTGTGATCCTCGATGTAACGGATTTCCTCGGGCCGTAGCGGCGTCCCGACCGCTATGGGAGGCGGGTAGACGGGCCGCCCCTGGTTGTCATCGTAGAAAACCTCCGGCTGCGGCTGCGGGATCGCCGCCGGCGGCTCGGGACTGGCATGTCCCTTCGCAACCAGCCACTGACCTAGTGCATCGGAGACGTCAGCGGCGCCTTTGTGGAATCTGACGACGATGTCGCGGAACTTCCGGGATACGACACCGTTCGCGTCGGTGCTCGTTTCGAAAAATTCCGCGGTCTGCATCTCATCGACGCCAGGCCTCACGACCAGCGTCCCGCGGCCGAACATGGAAGCGTTAAAAACTCTCATCGTGTTTTCTCCTCAACACCTGCCGCGCTGCGGGTCTGTCTTTTCAAGGCTTGCTCTTGTCCAGCAGTCCGGCGTTAACGAGGCGCAGCTTCGCCTCCACTGCCTTGGTTCCGCTGAGCTTGGCTTTCTCGAGCGCAGCCTCCACTTGGACAAGACTGAATTTTTGGCCCGTGACGCCAGCAGCCGCGGCCAGGGTCGTGAGACCGAGGTTATGCAGCAGATGTGCAAGCTGGCGATCGGCGCCTGAAAGATTTTCGTGTGTCATTGCTAAAAACTCCGATGGATAGAAAAAAGCGCACTCATTTCTGAGCGCGCGCCGAAAGTTGGGCGATGAGCTCACGCCGTTCAGCCGTAGTGAGCTCGGCTGCAAGACGTGCGATTGCGAGGACCTCGCGCGTTATCTCAAGATCCGCGTTCGCTCCGCTCGCCGGCGCTACGACCGGAGACGTTACGGCGGCCGCGGCGGCTCGGTGCTCGCCGTCTCGCATGATCGCGCGGGCGAAGTCGCGATCGGCCTGCTCTCTGGGGTCGCTCACCACTACCTGTCTCGCGCCTTCGTCGGGATCTGGTACGGCTGCTCGATCTTTGCGCCCGTATCGCCCCACGGGTTTTTCTCACCCGCGATATCCCAGCTATCCGCTACGGGAACCTTGGGCGCGTGCGGCTTACTCACGTCAATGACGGGACCTGGCGTCTTTTCCGTGGTGTCAGTGTTCATCGTGAAATCCTCTGTTGTTGAGTTGCAAAGGGGGGCCGGGTTCGCCGGCGGCAGTCATCCCACCGCCGGCGGGCGGTTCGCAGTTTCGGGCGTTGCTTGGCGCCGCGCACGCTGTCTCCGAGGAGATTTGCTGCAGCCGACACGTGCGCAGTGGCCGATGTTTCCGGACTCGTACCACTTGTCCGCCAGGGCAGAAGTGAATGCCCCGGATCGGTGCGGGGTCTGTAGTCGCACCGACGTTCGCCCCGCCAATGGAACGCGGGACAAATTTCACAGCAGCGCATCCACCGCCGCGAGTGCGGCTTTGAAGTCGGCCGGGATGCTGTCTTTCGACAGATCGGCGATGCGCTGTTTCAGCGCGTTCGCTGCGTGGCGTACGTCCTGCACTTTGGTGTGCAGGCGATAGTCGCCGCCGCGACTGAAGGTATTGCCGAGCGCTGCGATCAAGGTTGCGAGAGTTTGCGGTTTTTCTGGCATTGAAAGGTCTCCTGCGGGAAGTGTTCTCGTTCATAGTGAGCCAAACGCCCATACACCGACCTTACGAATCAGCGGCTGCAACGCATAGCGCAGGGCGTCGATTGTGTGATCGTTTCCGGGCTTCAGATCCGGCAACACGTCGCCGGTGAGGCGGTCGACCTTATAGCTGTAGAGACGAAACTCCTGAGCGGTCTGCGTACAGCGCGGGTGGATGACGACGCGCTCGTAGCTGCGGATATGCGCGATGCCATCCTCAACGCTGCCGGGCCATTTTTCGCAGGCAACGATCTTCGGATAACCGCGCGACTGCATGAACGAAATCGTTTCCGGGCGGCTGTTATCCGCACGGATCGTGTAGTCGCGGGCGCGCGGCACCGTATCGAAGAGCTCCGCGGTGCGATCGAGGTCGCAGCCCAGGGCGTAGGCCTCCCGCTCGATGTAGAGCACCTCGTTGCAGATCCACGCCTTGATGAGCGTTGTCGGATCTTGCGAGAAACCCCAATCGCCTCCTAGATACGGGCCGTCCCAGCCGAACAGGTACGGTTCGAACTCCTCGATCGCGTACTTGCCCTTGAACACCTGGGCGTCGCTGTGCGTCCTGCACTCGCCAAGCCACACGTGCCGGTATGCATCGTCGTCGACCCTCTGCAGGTAGGCGCGCTCGCCCTCGAGCTCGGCGGGGAACCACGGATTGTCTGCAAAGGTCACGTGGACGTGGCGCGTGTCCGGGCGCTTGCCATCGATGAACCCCTGCACGGGCGCATCTGGTGCGTCCGGATTGCACGACAACCAGATCTCGCTACCAGCCGCACGGATAGTCGGGGTGAGAATCTCGATCGAACGCTGGCTTACGGATTCGGCTTCTTCGGTCCAACAGAGGCCCACTCCTTCGAGCGATTTCAGTTGCTGAACGTTGGTCATGAGGCCGGCGAAGATGATCTCGCTGCCGGTGATCGTGCAGCGGATCTCGCGGTCGTTGATCTCGAAGAAAGCTGCGACACCGAGCTGCTCGATCTTGTCGCTGAGCAAGTGATGCACGGATTCACGCAAGCTGCGCTGAATCTCGCGAGCACACAAAACGCGCAGGCGGCGCGCGAGCATTCGCAGCACCAGGGCCGCCGCAATGGCGTGAGACTTTGCAGACCCTCGGCCGCCCGAGGCGACGCGGTAACGGCTCGGTGCGTCCGGGTGCAACAGCCAAAACAACTTCGCCGGAAACTCTACCGCTCGCACGCCCGGGGGCACCGTGAAGCCGTAAGGCACCGCGGCGAGCACTCGCGAGGCCTGAACCTGAGCGCAGCGGGCGGCGAACTGATCAGCCGACTCCTCGAGGCCCGCCCAGATTACCGCCGGCGCGCGCCGTGCCTGGGTGCGCCGGGCGATCTCCGCCTGCGCTACCCGTACGACTTGAGCGACTCCGGGCGTGAGACTCATGCCGAGGCCTCCCGCGCGGTGGCGGCAAGCACCTGGCGGACCATCTCAACCGACAGGCCCGTCGCGTGCGCAATGGTGTGCATGCCCTGACCCGTAGCCGCCAGACGCTGGATCGCAGCGGCGGCCTGCTCGGCCGGCTCGAGCGCATGGAAGTGAAGGCGCGCCAGCGCGTCCGTGTTGAGCGTGCCACCGATGTGTGAGCGGTCGGTCACAGGCTGACTCGCTGCAGACGTCTGCAAAGCGGCCGCGGGCTGCCTGAAGGGCTACGGGCCTCGCGCTTCCGGTCCGAGCGCGTGATCGAGCTGCTCGGCGGTGAAGCGGTACTCCTGCGCCAGCTCCTGGCGTGTCGCGCCGTTCCTGAGGAGGCACCGCAGGCCGCGGATCTGGGCGGCCTCGATCTGCTGCGGGCTGAGTTCGGAATGCTCGCTGATCCACTTGAAGCTGCGGCCGGTCTGGCGCCACAGGAGGCACGTCTCAGCGAGGAAGAGACGCTCGTCGAAGTTGAGCAGCCATTCCAGCGACTCATCGTCAGGCATGTGCCACTCCCTCCGGGTGCTTCCGTCGATCGCGGACTAAACAGCCACGCAATAGCAAGCCCGTGGCGCCGCGTTGTGGCGGCCAGCGGTGTTCGTACGTCGGGAAGGTGCGGCGGGGCGCCGGCGAGGCGAGCTTTACGCTGCGCTGAGAACTCGCTGCACGGTACTGACGCCGCACTCGAGGGTGCGCGCGATCTTGAGCTTGCCGTAACCCTTGGCGCGCAGCGCGCGGATGCTGTCTTCGGTGCGCGAGCTGACGGGCTTCCTGCCGAGTGTCTTGCCCTGGGCGCGCGCGCGGGCGAGTCCTGAGTGAATGCGTTCGCGGATGATCTCGCGCTCGAGCTCGGCGAACACCGAGCACATGCCGAGCATGGCGCGGCCGGTCGGCGTCTCGCTATCGAGGCCTTGCTTGAGCAGGAAGAGTCCGATGCCGGCGCCGCGCATGTCCTCGACGAACTGTGCCAGGTGCAGCACCGAGCGGCCGAGGCGATCGACTGACCAGGCGGCGATGATGTCGAACTTGCCGGCCACCGCGTCCTTGCACATGCGATCGAAGGACGGGCGCTTGTCGCGGCCTTTGGCACCGCTGAAGCCGTTGTCGCTGTAGAGCTCGACCACGGTCCAGCCGCGCTGCTCGGCAGCCTTGGCCAGCTCCTGGCGCTGGTTCTCGACCGTCTGCCCGCCGGTGCTGACGCGGAGGTAGAACGCGACCCGTTTGCCCTTGCCCATGTCGGTTTCCTCAGGGAATTCCTGCACAGAGCGTACTCCTCCGATATACGATAATCAAATGATAGCGTATGCGTGAAAGGTGCGGCTATAAGCCCATGAATGCGTTCATGGCGGGGTGCAGCATTCCGGCATGGTTTACCGTATAGGCTCACAGCCCCGCCTCGTTGCCAGGCGCCAGGTCACTGCCCCGCGCCGGCTCGGCCTCCGGAACCTCCGCTTTTCTCCGCACATCACCGTAGCTGGCCGCCTCGCCAGCAAGGTCTGACGCGATTTCTGCCGCTTCGGCTTGCAGCGGCGCTGCATCAGCGCTGCGTGACGTCAACCGCGGCGCGTCGTAGTGCGGCAATGCAGGCTGCCCCTGCAGGCGCTCGAGCTGCTCGCGGATTGCGGCGAGCTCGCGCTGCTGCACCTTCTGGTTCACCAGCTCGCTCGCCTTGCTCAGCAGGTAGGCGAGGCGCGAGGCCCGCCCAGACGCCATGCGCTTCGTGTGCCGGGCCTCGTAGTAGAGCCTCGACAACTCCTCGAGGATGGCGTCGGCGCTGTCGAGCAGCCGGTACCGCGGGGCGACGTCGACGTCTGGCACGGTTTCAGCCACGGTCGCCGCCTGGGGGTGAGGGTGCTGTGGTAAGCGGCGAGCATGCTTTGCCTATCCGGGTCGCACTTCCTTGAGATTCGCTAGCTGCACAGTCCGCACAGTCGTGCACAGTGTGCAGGTCTGTGCATCCGTGCATTGGGGGGCTTTGCACGCTGCACATGCACAGAGTCCCTTTAGGGACTGTGCACTGTGCATGCGCCCCGAGCACCGCACACCCCCTGAAACCGGTAGCGAGAGTCACGCCGCCTCCTGGATTGGTGGGAAGGTCAGGCTGTAGGACGCGGCCGAGCCGATGAGGAAGCCCGCCTTCACCAGGTCACGGACGGCGTTGCGCGGGGCGTTACGGTTGCGGTCAGCCATGCCGAGGGACTTGGCAGACTGGATGATGTCGGCCTCGGTGAAGCGCAGCTTGCCGCCCCGGTACTGGCGCTCAAGATCCGTGAGCAGCGTGTCCTGGTTCTTGCCGCTCGGGCGCTTGCGCTGCTCCGGGATGCCGGTGGCGGGCTCGACGACCACGGACGTGAGTGGCTCCCCGAAGGAGTCGCGCTCGGGGAGCGCTACCGGCTTGAGCGCGAAGCGCAGCTTGGCACCGGTGGCGTGGTCGCGGGCCTTGATGAGGGTTGCGGTCCGCACCTCGCCGCTCTCCGCCTCCTTTTCGACCAGGATGATGCTGTCGCAGGCGGCGGCGAGCGAGGTATGACCGCGGGCGCTGCTGGCATCGCCTTTCGAAGGGTGGTGCACCAGCACTACGCACACGCCGGTTGCGGCTGCGATGGCCTTGGCGCAGTTCGTGAGCAGCACCATGCCCGAGCCGTTCTCATCGCCCCCGCCGAGGCATGAGGCGAGCGTGTCAACCACCAGTAGAACCACCGGTGTGCCCTCGAGCTCCTCGACCCGTCGGATGCTCGCGATGATGTACTGCGCATGAAGGGCCGAAGATCTCTCATCACCGAGCGCCGGCACCGCGGTCACGATGTAGAAGGCGACGTGCCCCTGCTTCGCGAACTGCGCGACCGCAGCCCTCGCGCGCATCTTCACTGAGCCTGGGGCTTCGGACGCGACATAGAGCACCGGGCCCGTGAGGATCTTCAGGCCCAGCCAATCCTTGCAGCCTGCCGCCATGTGTACGCCCGCGCTCAGGATAAACGCGGTTTTTCCGGAGTTGGGGACGCCGATAACAGCATTGACGGTGTCTCGATCAAGACCAAGGCCCTGCAGCACCGCCACGCGCACGGCGGTGGCCATGTGATCCAGGCGCTCGATGTCATAGCCCTCGGGTGTCGCTGGAGCTGCGAGCAGTTCGAGCTCCGCCAGGTCACGCCGCCATCGAGCAACCGATTCGTCGTCCTGGTGGCTTGCCGGGAGCCGGCACTTGATGGCGTGCACGCGCACCGCGCTGGCGTAGGCGCGAACGTTGGCCGCGGTGGGCGTGTTGCGCGCGAGCTCGCTTAGATAGGCGAGGCCGCCGGCGGCGACCAGGTGCCCGGCGCTCTCGAGTTGCTGCGCCACCGTGATGGGGTCGCATGGTTTTCCGTCGGCGGCCAGCGCGCCGATCGCTCTGAGAATCAGTTGGTGCGCAGTGGTGTAGTCCTCAAAGTGGACGATGTTGGCGACGTCCGACCAGGCGGCGCCGAGCAGCAGCGCGCCGAGCACTGATTCGGCGCTCGAGGAGGGTGCGGCACTTTCTGATATACGCGTCACATGCTGTGGCGCACCGTGATTGTGGCCATTCAACTCCGCCGCGACGGCTGGCTCGTCCAAGTACGCGGAGATCGGCAAGAGATCCGGCGACTCGTCTGCAGCGAGGCCTGCCGACTGCGGGTGGCTCACGCCGGCTGCCTTTGGGGGTGCCACGACCAATTACTCACAACTCCGGCGACACCACGCGACACTTTTCGCTGAGGTAAACCGGCACGAAACAACGCTTCGGCAGTGAGTGGACGCCCGCGGCTGCTACACCATCCGAGCCGACCCTCCGCCGTACGGCGCTTGATAAGCGCCTCGGCGGCGATCGGGTTTCCGCCGCATGTCGCAAGCGCGCTGCGCCACGAAGCCTTAGCCTGATATTGCTGTGCACGTACCGTCGCGCGTATGATCGCGCCCGCCGATAGGTTCGGCATCTTCAACTCCTTCGTGATGATTGACGCGCGCCCGGGAAGTCAGCCCGGGCGCCGTCGCAATTCGGGTATCCATTTCCGTCTCGCGAACTAGCGCCTCGACCAGGAAGTCGAGCAGCGAGTCGTACTTCGCGAGATGAGCGGGGAGGGCCATTTTCAGGCTGCGCCCTGCACTCCGTGCCGGCCGCCGCGCCGCGCCCGGCGCTCCTCAAGCAGCGCGCGCACCCGTATCAGGGCATCCGACCGAAAAAGACGCTGCCCGTTGGCCAGGCGGATGTGATCCACCAAGTGCGCATCGGCGTACGCCCGAATCGTCTCGGGCAATACCTCAGCTTTGCGCGCGAGCGAGCCAGTGGTCTCAACGTATTCCGCCGCTATTGGGCTCATTGCTTCTCCATATGGCGCTGGGGACTTGCGCCACAAACTGCACTGCTTTATTGTTGCCAGCAAGACGCAGAGAACTCTTAGCATTTATGGCGACAAAAAGAGCAGGGAATCGGGAGAGCCGGACGGGGCGTGGCGCCGCGTGGGCTTTTCTGAACTATGCCGGTGGCAAGGGCGTGCTTGATGATTCGGAGCTGCTGGAGTGCGCCCTAGAATTCGCGAATGAGCAGGGTGCTGCTCGTGAGGACCCTCGCATGGTTGCGAATCGCAATCAGCTTCGCGAGTGTCTGGAGCAGTACCGACAGGATCCCGGCCTGCTGTTCAAACGTCTGCAAACGGACATGCGCGACCACCTGTACGACGTGAAGATCGTGTCGGAGTGGTGGATCGGCGAGGACGCAGGCCTGCGATCAGTTAAGAGGTTTGACGAGGCAGTGATGGCGAAGTGGCCGCCCCTGCTTGCCTATCTCGTTACGCTTTTGTTCGACGATGCGAAGGGGCTCGGCAAGAGCGTCTGCCGCTGCCAACTTGACTCGTGTGGGCGCTATTTCCTAGCCAAGGCGCCTAAGACGGGGCGGCCGCGCCGCGCTTATCACTTGGAGAAATGCATGCTCAAGGCCCATGCCCTC